GCACGCCATACCAGAGCTCAAGCATTAGCGTGCTCAATTACTAAGCGCCCTATTACTTCTGCTACTTGTGGCACTACAGCGTTTCCGAGGCCTCTAAGTCTGTCCACCCGAGAGGGAACCCCATTAGCCACTCGACCCACATCGGGTTCAATTTCCCACCATTGCCAGCCTGCATAGCCTTCTTTTCTTCTAAGGTTATTTGCTCGCTCAAATACAGTTCCTCGATTTGATTGAAGCCACCTGTGCCCCCAGCCAATTTGCCGTATGTCGGTGTTGGGTACTGGTTCACTTCTGCTACTAATCCATGAAATCTGTTCGGTTTCGGGTTTACATTGTTGGCATCGTCCACTGTCGGAGTTGGCCACATCCTCACAGCATCTGGAAGGCTCACACTGTGCATGCTCCCTGGTGTTTGTTGAGTTGATTTCCTCTCGATGTGATCCGATGCTGTTGGAGTCGGCCACGAGGCTGGAATCTTGCCCTGAGCCTCCCACACTGATTTGCCCAAAATCGCTTCGGCTTCCTGTTCGGTCATCTCCCCTAATTGGATCTTGGCTCTGAACATTCTCACATTGCCTTCCATTGGGCGCGTCACAGCTGTTGGGGTAGGCCACATTCTTTGACCCACCACTGTTTCCAAGTTCGGAAAGCGTTTCGGATTGTGCGCTGATTCTGGTGTGATTGTCGCCGACATTGCCGTATTGGCTCTGGGGGTAGGCCACGATAATGATCCTGTCTCGCCTGTGATTGGCACCCACGCTGGCTGCAGAAACAACACGCCATTCTGCGTCATACCCGATGGTGGCAAGTTCAGCAATAACCGACAATCCCCCCATAGAGAGATGTCCCCGAACATTTTCCAGGATTGCGTAGTCGGGTCGTAATCTGCTAATGGCTTCTCTAACCCACGGCCACAAGTGTCTTGGATCTTCTTCTCCTCGCCGTTTGCCAGCCGTACTAAAAGGCTGACAGGGGTAGCCTCCACAGATGACATTTGGTTTTTCAATTTCTTCCCAGTTGATTTTTTTGATGTCGCCATGATTGACCACCTCGGGCCAGTGCTTGCTAAGTACCTTGCAAGCGTAAGGGTCTATTTCTGATTGCCAAATAACTTGCATTCCTGCACGCTCTAAACCTAAATCTAAACCACCAATGCCTGAGAACAGTGAACCTACTGTGAGCGTCACTGTGGCCCCAAGCGCTCTGCAATAGCCTGCAGGTTCTGTGGTCGCCACAGATGATACTCACCACCGGCGCTCACTATTGCCTCGCCCCAATCGAGCTGATGCTCAGAAAGTCTGCCTAAATCTGTTTTTAGTTCTGCAAAGATGAGGCCTCGAGTTTTGTGTACGAGAACTAGATCGGGAAAGCCACGGCCATCTGAGCGCCATACACCAGGCCTAACCATTTTGGGTGACGCGTGAAAGATTAGCCAGCCTTGCGATTTAGCCAGGCGTATCACCTGGTCTTGAAATATGGCCTCTGAGGCTTCAGTCATGGGTGGCACTGTTTAGCTGCTTTACGAGTTGTCGGTTGATTGCCATGAGCCTGCCACATTCCTCTGCAAGCACTGCGCATTGCTGTGCCATGTTGCCTACACAGTCGCAGTTGGGGTCGCTGTTTAGTTTCGCTTCGCAGTCGGGGTAGTGGTATTGCCCATTTAGGCCGTAGGGCATCATTTCTTGCTCGACTGTCCGAGCAGTAGCCCTGTCATGAACACTGCAAACACCATGATTACGAGACCTACAAACTCAGTCATTATCGACCTTCCACAGTGCGCTTTGTTGCTGGGTTAGTTCCTCGAGTCGGCGTTCCATAAAACCAAGCTGCAAACCTTGCTTGTAGATGCTTGCCTCTAACTGCTCTACCTTGCGCAGTAGTTCGTTGCGCTCATTGATTACATCAGCCAGGTGATCACGCAATGTTCCGTTGTCCATCAGAATGGCTCCTCCTCGGGTAGTGGGATTTCCTCGGGCTCATTATTTTTCAGCGCCTCAATGGCTTTGGAGATTTGAAACTTGTCCATGCTTGGCAGGTCAAGTGGGGGCAACTTGCCAGCCTCCTTGAGCAGTTTCTTATACAGCCACACCTGCTTATCGCTCGGTGCGTTCGCTGGGCGCTCAGTAATGACACCATCAGCGCTTTGAGTCGTGACGCGCTGCACCTTGCTCATTTCCTCACGGCTAGGGCGCTTGTTCAGGTCTGAGCCTGCATAGCCAGCATTAGCCAAAGCCCTGCCAACAGCACCTGTCTCGCAATTCTCCAGGTGGCTGGTCTTGTTGATGTGCCCCTCGCCCCTAATTTCCTCAGCCCACCCTGTAGCAATCAAAACATCACCCTCAAACAGTGACGCGCTAAACACAGCTGAGTTTTGTAGGTAGTGCACTAGATCGGTTAGCACTCTGGGCTGTACGCCACGCACATGGCAATCTTTCAGCCACCGGTCAAGTCTGTGGGCTACTGGTTCGTAATCGTCAAGATTAAAGGCCACTGGAGTACACCCTCTCTAAACGCGCAAGCTCTGTGGAAAGCGCTGCAGCTTGAGCCTGCAATGAGTCAATAATCTCTAGCAGTTCGCACTGTTTGCAATCACACTTAGGGAACCAGGTACTCAAGCCGTGGTTGCATTTTTCGTGGTGTTGCATGCGCTTTATGCTCAGCGCAGGGTGCATTATCGCAAATGCTTCCTCAATGTCCATGTCGGGTGTTCCTTTTCTAACGCTTGCAGCGTCTTATTTTTATAACAGATGGGTGGTTGGATTTGCATAGGTCATCGTTTAGGCCGTTGCAGTTGTTCTTTATAGCACCCCAGCCGTACAGCCCTACAGGCCAGCGATATCGCCCATTTTCGGTGTGGCCTTTGTAGGCAATCCGATCTACAGCTCTGGCTTGCTGAGCAAATGTGAGCAGGTGGGCTTTGCTGGCTGGTGTGTGGTTCCAGTTGTCCCAGGTGCCACGGTAAATGCCAAAGGCAGACACATACGAGCGTGTGCGATGTTGCGTATTGTTGCCTGTCTCACACTGAGCCAGTTTCACATACCACTTTTTAGGCATGGGGTGGTTCCATTCCTCTTGCGCGTGAACTGGTGTCACTATTAGAGCTGTCGAGAGTAAAGCTGTAGCCATAATTCTTTTGATCAATCCTCAAAAACCTCGGTAGGCAATCCCCACGCACCCCAAGTTTCATACCTGGTGGCCACTTGGGCCTGCACGATCAGATTTGTTTCAGGGTCTAAAAACACCTGTACTAGTAATTTCCTGTTAGCCGATACTAACGGTATGTAGGTGTACACCTTTGGCTTTTCGCTCACCGGTGGTTCCACCAGGCTAGGAGTATGCAGGTCACGCCTATGCCCATGCCAAAGCCAAAAAGGCTTGACCACCAGAAAACAGCATCGGTGCTCATGCGCTAATCCCTAAAGCGTCTATGCCTTGCTGGGTGATTGCACACACAATGCCCTGAGAGCCACTTGTAAGGGCTCTACGCGTGCCTGTGTCTTGGATTAGTCCCAAATTGCGCAAGTCACTGCAGCGCTTCCAATAGCCCTTTATATCGTGACCGTCTATAACAGCTCGAGCGTGTGCTTGTTCATCTGTGAGGCCCAGGGGGGAGTAATAATACTGAGTGAGCAGTATCATTCTGTGGCTTCCTACTCGAGGCTGTTTTACTTGCCTGCTGGTTTCGGGGTCTGTAGCCCTGAATAGTGGTAGGTCTATAAAAAGCATGTCGGTGCTCCTTCTTGTAGTTGGTTTTTTTACCATAGCAAATTGTTTTTGCTTTTGGTGGATACCTACGGCTTGGCTGGTTTTGGCAGCGCTCGCCAGGCTGCCTCAAGGGCTTTAGCGTCTTTTGCCAAGTCCATTTCAAGTTCAAAGTGGAGCCATGCCCCCCCAAATGAACCTGCGTTGTCGGTTTTGTTGAAAAGTTTGACGCCCTTGATGCCCTCACCACGAGAGCACCTCCAGCCTCTTCCATACGCCGTCTGGTCGCTGTCAGGCTGTTTGGGGTCTCTATAGGCGTAGTCGTGCAGTTCGCACAGTCCTAGGGCTTCTGAGTGCTCAATGAACCAATCCCACGCCTCTTTAGCCTGTGCCCTGCCTGCTCTGGTCTTGGGATACCCAATGTCGCCAGCAACGCCCAAGGAATGCACCGAAAGGGTTTTGCCTCCACGGATGTTGCGAACAACAAACGTGCCTAAGTTGGTGAAGCCCCAGCGTCGTTTGCATAGGTCAACAAACTTTTCTGTCCCTGCAAGTTTGCCTGTGCCGGGTGTGGTCACTGGATAGTAGGGGTATTTACGGGGCATTTGGTGGGTCTTTCGGTTTGTCTTTTAGGCCGTTGCCTGCGAGCACACCGATGAGGCCTCCTGCGAGGGTCATGAGCATTGGTGAGAGCACTGCCCATGCTTCGGCATCGTTGGGTGCTTGGTCGAGTGGTTGGGTGACGAATAGCAAACCGTAGATCAGTGAGGCGATGGCCATTACAAATGAGATGGTGAGTCCTCCTGCTACGAACAGGATTATGCGTGCTTTGATTTCTTCGTTTGTTAGGCGTTGTTTAGGCACAACGACCACCTCCTATTTGTACGGCTGTGCCGATGGTTTCGGGTGCTTTGTTTTTTATGCGTTCGCAGTTCACTCGTGTACGGTCTGCGCAGGCTGTGAGGGTGATGGTGAGCAGGCTAAGCAGGGCTAGGCGTTTCATCTGTGCCCTCCATCGTCCAGCCTGATGCGAGTAGTTCGGCGTATTCCTCATCGGTCATTTCACGCACTTCATCGTCTATTTGTATGTTTGGTCGTGTCATTGTTATGCCTTTCGGTATCCGTACACCGTGATAGTTCCACCAGTCAAAGTGCCTGCATTTGGTGTCAAAGTAAACGCAGTATATGAAGAAGTATCGTTTAGGTAGCCGCCGCCGTGATAAATAAAACCTGTCGTAGAAAAAACAGCCGTATTCATAAAAAATCCTGTACGAACGGCTGCAAACGGATTAATTACATTTATGTTATAAAAACTGCCTGTGGTATCTACCCAGCCCCCAAACATAAAAGCAACATTTGCAGAACCAGAATTAGCCGCAACATTAGCGTAGGTATGTCCATTGACTGCATAGTAATAATTTGCTGTCGTTGCGCCTAAGGTTAGTTTTGCAAATGTGCTTGTGCTGGCTGTTCCACCTGCAACAGTAATTAAGTAGTTGTCGTAATCTGTGCTAAATGCGCTAGTCACCGTCACGCTAGAAACAGCCGTACCAATGGTCTGTGACTTGACAAACACCAGCCCAGAGTTAGCAAGGTAAGTATTCGTGTCACTCGCCGTGAGCACCTCACCAGTAGTAAAAGTCTTTATAGCCATAGTTTTAGTATCCTAACTTGTTGTAATCGAGCGTGCCGAAAGTGGTGTTATTCAAAATCAAGTAGGCGTTTAGATCAGCACCCGACACATAATAAGTGAATTGCGCACCAGCAGGTGTGGCCGACATCGTGACACCCTCAATAATGCACTGGTAAGTCGTCCCACGAAAAGTCACTCCAACCTGAGTGCCGGGAGATTGAGCCAAAATACTTGCCCCACCAATTTTGTCTAACTGAAACGAAGACTGAGCCTCAGCCATACAAGTAAAAGAACTAATAGCGAAACGTGCAGTGCCGTAGTTCGCAAGCAGATAGTTCGCATAATCGGTGGCTTGACCAGTGCTGTTATTCAGCGTGTTTGCTTGGTAAGCCCTGTAAGGCACAGACGCTCCAGCCTGTGTAACTGTCGCAGCTCCAAAAGATTCAGGGGTAACCGTGACCTGTGTGTAGAAGTTGTCGGCAAGGCTGTCAAAGTTGATCTTGTTGTAGACCTGATTAGTCGAGTTGTTAGCCACATCGGAAAAGTTCACACTATTGACGTACGAAACAAAAGGATTGATGACAGAAACATTGTTTATGTCGTAAGCGTCCCAAATACGGCTATTTGTTGATTGGCATACTCGGTTTATCCAGTCGCCCCAAGTGCTAGAAATAGTTGTTGCAGCAAGGGAACCTGTGCCGTCATAAGTTAGGAACATTCCAGTTTGCGTGGTTGCATCAGAAAATTGGGACATGATAGTATCTGCAGTCATTGCATAGTTGTTGCCTTGCATACGGCCAGCGATAGCAAACGCACCCTCTATAGTGACGTTCAGATAGTCAGCCTGACCTACACCATCGGCATAAGGAATACCGTACTCAGCCGACACATTGTCAATACGGCCACTCCAAACGGTGTAAGGCGTGCCAGTGGTGTTTTCAATCTTTATAACCGTTCCAGCAACCAATGCTGTAACTGGTGACGCATAGCCAGTTGGGTAGCGCATCTCAAACGAACCAGTGCTTGCCTTAATCTGATCTAACTGTGCTTGTCTACCAAGACTGAACTGAATGTTTTGCACATTAGTAAGCGCAGTCCATGTTGCACCAGCATTTAAGGTGTAACTAACTGTGTAGGACTGTAAAGCCATGGCTAGTAGATGTTGCTCACACGAATAGGAACAGAACCGTTTTGCCTCATGTAAGTACGCAAAGCATTTACCACGGACTGTGGGTCGCCACCGTTCACCTGAATCGTGACGTTCGTGTCACCCATGCCAGCGCCAGCGTTACGGCCAGTCAAAGGAATAACGGCTTCAGGGCCACGCTCACCGATCATCGCCAGTGTTGGACTGGTCACAATGCCACCGTCAGCAAGCATTGGAATGTTCGGTACATCGAAGCCTTTGCCACCAAGCCCCGGCACCCACGACGGAACCTTGAACGACACTTTGCCGAATGTGTTATTCCACAAAGACGCTAAACCGTTGAATACTGTTTTGAAGACGGTTGCTAAAACATTGAATTGAAACTTGATGACGTCAACCCATAGACCTATGGCGTCACCTAGCGTTCGGAACACTGACTGAACGCCGTTCCTGAACCATTCAAATTTGTTGTAGGCAAGAATTAGACCAGCAATGATTGCTGTGAAAACAATGAGTCCAGACGCTACTTGTACGGCTGTGAACGATGCAGCCAATGCTGTGTTGAGCGCTGTGGTGATGCCTGTAATTACTGACCAAGCAGTCATTGCACCATTAGCGACAAGAATTGCAGTGGCTAGACCAGCGATAGCGCCAGCAACGGTGACAAACACAGTGCTGTTTTGTTCTGCCCAGTTGCCCATGGCCTGAAGACCCGGCAACAACTTTTCAACTATCGGAAGAATGAGCGCACCAACAGATTCTTTGGTTTCGTCAAACTGAACTTTCAACCGGGCGAACTTGCCTGCAGCCGTGTTTGCAGCTGTGGTTGCAGCGCCACCAGTTGCCTGACCGATTGCATACATGACGTCTTCGAAGGATGCGCCGTCTTTGATCATCTGACGGTATTCGGGGGCAAGTTTGGCTAGGGCTGTGAGATTGCCACCATAAGCCTTTTCAAGTGCCTTGGTAACGGTCTGAAGTGGCACGCCTTTTTGGGCTGCAATGTCCATCGCTGCACTGGCTAGTTCTTGTGCGTGGGTAACTGAGCCTGTAGCCCTGACAAGGCCAGCAAGGGCAGGTCTCAAATCATCGTCGGTGACACCGAGCAGACGCCCTTGTGCGCTAATCCAATCTTCGACGCTTTCAATCTGTGAGTCGTTAGCGCCTGTGGTGACTTTGAGTTGTCGGGCTAGTTCTTCTTGCGCTGCAGCGTCTTCCATAGCGCCCTTGGTGGCGACAGCCAACGCTGCACCGATACCAGCCAACGCTGCTGCAGCAGGGAGCGCAGCCTTCTTGATAGCGAATTGGGCTTTTTGTCCAGTTGTCTCTAACTGTTGAAATTCTTTGATGGCCTTGGAAACACCTGCGCCGTCAAAGGTTGAGATGATGGGTATTGAAAGTGCCATTAGTTCAGTTCCTTTTCGACCAGACGAATAGCATCCAATGAGAGGCGTTCTAAGCCTCTTTCAATCTCGCCACGCTTCCTATAGACAGCAGGCCCAAGAACTCTCGTGTGGTTGGGTTTGAGTGGCCCTAGAGAGTCTCCTAGGGTGTTGGGGTTGCTACGCCCTGCAGCCTCAAACACTGCAGCACCCACGTTTGTTTGTGTGATGTAAAGCAGGCTCACGGCTTCCCTTGCAGCGTCCACTTTCAACTTCACCCCAGCCTGTGCCTTAGCCACTGAGAATGGGAAGATTTTGCGTCCTGATTTGTCTGTCCAGTTGCGAGCCATACCTGAAAGGGGGATTCGGGCGTAGCCCTTTTGGGCTTCCTGAATGGCAGGTGCTGCGATTTCGTTGGCGTTTTTGGTGAACTCTTTACGAAGACCCGGTTCAACCTTGTTCAGTGAACGGATGGCTTCTTTCAGACCTGTCATTTCTATGGAGGCTGATGCTGTCATTTCCGTTGTGCTTTCTGCTGGTTGTTTAGAATCTCAATGACTGTCGTTAGATCGTCCATCTCGAATTCTATTTGTGGGGGGTAAAACCCTGTCGCAACAAGTACCTCTGCTAAGGCTCTTCGGTAACTGTTGCTTCGGTGGCTTTTGGGTCTTCTTGACCAACTACTTCAACGGCATTGACTTTCTTGATGTATTCGTCAAATGAAACTGGCACTGGAATGTTGTTTTGTTTGCAGCATTCATAGGCCATGAATGCAAGGTCTTCAATGCCAATGCCGTTAGCGAGCGTCGATGCTTTTTGTTTGAACTTGCGTTCCCAAGCGACAATGACAAACAGATTGGTTTCTAGTTCGTATGGTTCGCCTTCGTTGGGCGTGATGCGTAGTTGGATTTTCATTGTTTCCCTCGTTCCTTAGATCAGGTGATGTCTCGTACCCATGTGCCACCAGTGAAGGAGGCCGTGACGGTTGCGAGTTCGCCAACTGTTGAGTTGATTGGTGTGAAGTTTTCCAGCATTGCGTTCGTGATGATGTATTCAGGGTTAGACGCCGATTCGGTTGTTCCTGATGGGCTGATTGTCAAAACTGTGGAGCCTTGACCAACCATGGCTGCGAGTGCTGTTTCAACTTCTGAAGTGGAGCCTGAGCCACCGTAGGAAAGGAAGAAGTCAATTGAAACTTCAACGCTCTGAAGGCCACCAACAAAACGATGACCAGTGTCACCGAATGCTGTTGCTTCAAGCGAGTCCTGACCGACGGTGATTGTGCAAGCGTTTGCCTGATCACTCAAGTCGTAAGTAGTTGCGCCCTGCGTGATGTTGATTGTTGCATTGCTAAGGAATGTTGTTGTTGCCATTTCTGACCTTTCTAGTTTCGTTTGACTGCGATTGCCACAGTCAAATCGTATGTTGGGATGTCTTGCCCACCGTAAGAAGCGTTGCCCGGTCGGGCGTCAACTACGGCAATGGAAGAGTTCATGATTGTGTCAACCGTGGTCATCAGGTAGTCACCTGAATCTTGGTTGCCAGGGGGAGCTGCAAGTATGCGCACTGGAATGCGAAAGTCGCCCACGTTGTAAGTCCATGACGTCATCACTGGTAATTCAATAAAGACAGACATGGGGCGTGCGTTGCGTGGGTCTGTGACTGGTTTCAAACCCAACGCTGTGAGCGCCGTTTTGATTGCGTTTACTGCGTCAACAAGGATTCCAGATGCAGCCATCAGGCGACCTGTGGACGGCCACAACCAATGAGAGACATAATGCGACCCATGGTTGAAGGGATAGGTATTGAAGACATTGCGTCAAACGATGCAAACGAATCTGCAGAGCCACGCTCACGATAGAGAGTTGCTGCATACATGATTGCACCGAGTTTTACGTCGGCACCTGGCACTGTGGTCATTGAGTCCACATAGCCAGCCTCACGACGCTTACGGAAGCACCAGTTGTTGGTGGCATTGACGCACACTGTTACAAAAGCCGTGTCGTTAGCAGTAGCAACGTCAATACCCAACCAACTTGTCACATCGGAAGCCTGTATCCACGACACAGACGGTGTGAATGTGACAGTACCTGTCGCAACAGAACGCTCAAGTTCTACGCCAGCCTGACGAAAGATGAACTGATAAAGACGAATAACAAGATTGTCAAACTCAAAATCACCTTCGTAAGACTCGCCGATGTATTCGTTGTCTTGCGTTGAAAGAACGGTGTGTGTGCCGTTTAGACCGTGGCCAGCGCCAGAGATGGTGATTTCATCGCCAACTTGTATACCAGTTTCTACAAAGGTCTGAAGAACCACAACACCGTCTTGGCGTGTGTGAAACGCTAGATCATAAGTGGCCATGGTTCTTCAGTTCCTCTAGTAGTCCGTCGGTTTAGACGAAAGCAGCCTTGATGAACTTGGTGTCGTCAATCATCTTCGAGGCGAAGTAGCCACGGAATGCGATTGTGCGAGACAAGGTCGATGGGTTGTCGATGCTGATTGCACCCTTCATCTGCTCCCAGTTTTCAAAGCCTGTTGGGTCTCCGATGATCATGGTTCCTGATGGAAGGTTACGGTCAACAACAACTTGAAGACCAAATGCGTTGCCAGCAGAATCGCCGGGTGCAAGTTGACCAAGTGCGTTCATTGGCCCAATGTTCGGGAACAATGGACGTCCAGTGTCGTCTGACAAGTTACCGAGGGAAGCCCAACGGTTAGGAGCAAGGAACAAGTGCGATGGCAAGTTGCCATTCGAACCTGTGAGGATGTCTGATGCTGCTTGGTACACCCATGCAACCCATACTTCAGGCTTTGCAATGTCTGCAGCAGTGAAGTTGTTGGTGTTGGTGGTGCCTGCTTCAAGAGCGTCTGCAGCAACATTGTCCACTGTGTTCGCATAGATGCGACCCATGTCGTCAAGCATTGCGCCAAGAACTTCAGGTGAAGACCAGTCCATTGAAGCCTCAGAGATTTCAACGTATCCACCGTAGATGCCCTTAGTGATTTGAACATCGTCAACTACGAAGGTGCCTGACTGGATGGTTGTGTTTTCTGAAGCGACAGCCATTGAAGTGTGCGTTGTTACAACTGGACGGATGAACACTTTGCCTGACTGTGGCAACTGGCGTACACCGATTGCGTCGATGACTGGACGAAGGCCACGAAAGTTGTTGTAGATCGGCTGAACGATTGGCAGTGGCAGAACACCGGGGATGTCTGAGGTCACTACGTCTGGTGCAGCTGCACGAAGGCGAGCATTGAACTCGGCAGCGACAGCGCCACCTTGCATCTGTGCAGCAATCCATTCGCCAGCAGATGGCATCTTGAATTCACGCTTCGCTGTTGCGAATAGGGGTGTTTGAATAACGTCGGGCTGGGAGGCTTCGACTGGGGTTTCTGATGACATGATTTCCTCCTCGGAAGTGTCGTTGTTGGGGGTTTCGGTTGCTTCTTCTTCAGGTTCGGAAGCAGCGATTTCTGTGATGACAGCATCTTTGAATGCTGGGGAAGCGACAAGGCTGATTTCTTCTAGCGATGCTGAAGAGACAACCATGGTGCCGTCTTTGGCCATTGTGAACTTGAGTGGGATAGCGCCAACACTCACGGAGTCGTAAGCGCCTGCCTTGACAAGTTCAATAGCGTCATCTGATGCTCTGGTCTTGGCAAACTTTGCAGTGAACAAAAGTCCTTCTTCTGCATCTGCAAGTTCAGTCACGACGCCACGCAACTGCGTTGAATCGTGATTTTCCAAAAGTTTCGGGTTCTTTGCTTCAAGGTCAAAAGCGCCACGAAGAAAAGAAACCTTCGTGCCGTCTGAAACTGTCGCTGTGACATCCCAAGGTACGGCAACGCCTGTGATGGTACGTGGCGAGTCTTCGCCTGCAGCTGCATCCAGCGTCACTGGGATGGCTTGTAATCTGATCATGCTGATTCTGTCTCCGATGGTGTAGGAACTTCTGTTTCTCTAGGCATTTCGGCCATGTCGTTATGCTCAAGCAAATCGTCAAGGTCAAATTCGACAAAGCGTCCACGGCTCAACACGTCATCCATAGATAGGCGCTGTGTAATTGCTGTGGCGTACATTTGTGCACCAAATAACCAAAGGTCTTGTCTCGCCTGCTGTGCATTCTGATACGTCATTGAAGCGCCGGGGGTTGGTGCCGAAACGAGATAGGCAGGGACGCTACAGAGGCGTGACAGATCGAGTGCTTGATACTGGCGTTGTTCGCTGTTGACACTCATCGGGTCTTTGTCAAACTCGACAAATTCCACAAAGTTATTGAGTGCGCCAATGACGTTTCCATCACGGCGAGCCTGCGCCCACGATGCAGCAAGATCGCCAAGTTCTTCACCCGACATGGTTTCGCCTGCAGAGGTTTGCTGCAAATAGCCCGGCACAGTTTCAATAGTGGCGTAACGGTCTGCAGCCTGATCTAAGTGATAGCCAATGTTGAAGGCTCTTTGACCAGTAAAAACAAGTCCAGTAGTTGGAGACAAGAAAGTGATGACCTGCGAAGCGTCAAGAGGAACACCGTTGAATTGAATGTCATCGGTCATGCCGAAATACTGTGGGCCTTGCTCATCAGGTGTCTGGATGTTTGCAGCTGGAAGCCAACGGAAAGACATTGGGCGTCCGTCGCCAGCGTTACGGCTGGTCACATACCAAAAGGCTCGACCGTAAAACCACAAATCCTTGAATGTGTTTGCAAGCATGAACTGGCGAGGCACATTCGGATCAGGGCGCTCCATCCACGTCTCATTAGGCACATAGATTTCTTCGTACTTTTCGCCTGTCCACTGCTTTGTGTACTGCTTGAATTCAAGGCCACCAATAGTCGAAGCAAGAAGATCGTAAGAGCGTGAAACGGTAGGCAAAGAAAGCGCAAGTGTTTCTAGGGTGCCTGCGCTCCATGCATAGAACGGTGGGATTCCGGACGAGCCGACACCAGCAGCAGCCTTGAGAGGCGCACTGGCGTATTCGGCTCGGATTTTGCGAGAGAAAAGACCCACGCTCGGATTCTTACACAGATTAGTTGCAAATGCAACTATCTACGAAAAGCCATTGCAGCCTTGCCAGTATTTATCG